TCCTTTGCATTATGAACCAATTGATTTTCCTACATTGAATGCACTTGGCAAGATCCAGAATATCATCTCTTTGTGCCCTTCGACACGCGAACGTGTCATCAAACAACTTAAACGCGATACCTATGTTGTTCCGCATATTATAGATTTTAGAACGGAACTGCCACCAAATGAAACCAAGGAAAAGATTAGAAATGATTTCAATTTGAAAGACAAATATGTGATACTGACTATCGCAGGAAACTATGAACAAAGTGGAAGAAAGTCTCTTGATACGACACTGCTCGCTTTTGACAAATTTCAGGAGACGCATCCAGAGGCGTTACTCTGGCTTCATGTCCCGGCATTAAATCATGCAAAAATTTACAATGTTCAGACGATGATCGCAAGTCTTGGTATCCCAGAGCATTCTGTCAAGATCACCGAAGCAACATTGGATGAAATCACTTTACAAAAGGTATATATGTGTGCTGATGTCTATCTATGCGGTTCATGCTCCGAGGGGTTTGGTATCCCTCAGATGGAGGCTCAATACTCTGGCTTGCCTGTGGTAACTACTAAATTTGGAGCAATGGACGATTATTGTTGGCACGGTATAAGTGTTCCACCTGTTCAAAAATGTTTCAATCGTTTTCAGGATGCGTGGTGGGTGACGCCAAGTGTTGACGGAACCGTGGATGCACTAGAAAAAGTCTATCAGGGAAACTTAGACACCACGTCCGAGTGGGTTCAAGAAGAGGTTCGCACCAAGATGAGTTATGACGCGGTCCATAAACAAGTGCTCGCTATTATCGAGAAAAAATAAACATCGGTCATAGTAGAATATGGAGCAGACTCCATTCAAAGGCGTGTTCACCAAGAAATCCAACTTTGTTACACAGAGTTTTGACACTGATCCTTTAACAATTAATTATGGTGGAAATGCTAGTTTTTTGATTCCTCGACATGGTGATTTTATCACGCGCATGTATCTACTCATTGACTACACGAGTTCAGCAAGTTCTACTATAAACCATGCACTGGCTATGATTGATTATGTTTCATTGGTAATAGGTGGTACTACGATACAGCAAGAAACCGGCGAGACTTTAAATCTGAGGTTAAATGTCGAAGGTAGAGAAAAAGATGCATTTTCTGTGACTCAGTTGTTTAGGATGTTAGGTGGCGGTCCGACCTATCCTTTCACCAACACGACTCAATATCCACGGACATATCGACTTCAGATTCCATTGCAATTTTGGTTTTATGGACAACCCGAACTCGCCATTCCACTGGCTGCATTGCGTTACCAAGAGGTTGAGGTTTCCATGGGACTCAGAAATTCGGAAAGTTGGGGTGGAGCAGATTCGGGCGTAACGAGTTCTGAGGTTCGTCTCCGAATTGAATATGGATATGCCCCCGATGAAGTTATTAATTCTGTTACAAACAGACCCCTTGTGTTTCCCGTACAACAATTTCAAGTTCATGAAGAAACGTACCAAGGTACCACTGATGTGGAATTTGTGATGCGTCCCACGTTTGTCAATCCCGTCAAGGCACTTTTTGTTATATTCAAAGATACTAGAACTGATACAACAAATATTTTTGATTATTCTAGAGGAGTTGCGGCACCACTCTCAAGCGTGGATCAAAATGATTTTTTGAAATCGTTGGAGATCGTACTTGACAACGAAGTTTTGATGCCAAAAGAAGTGGGGACATTTGAAATGTATCGCGGTTTTCAATATTACGCACATTTTCCTGGTTCTGCACAAGACATAATAGCAGTTTCAAATCGTTATTGTGGATTTATTTATGCACTTGCGTTGTGCAAAGATCCCATGAACAGATCAATCCCCAATGGATCTATAAATTTTTCTACAATTATTAATCCATTATTTTATACTAATGCCAAGGCTAATAGCGATGGAACAAGTGACGAAGTTAGAGTTCGCATGTACGCACTTTCGACAAACTTGTTGTATATCGAAAATGGTGTAGCGCGTCTTTTATTTTCAGGTTCGGAAATCAATTTACCTAGATTTCCTTGATTTATTGTTCAATTTCAGCAATTTTGGCTCTCTCTGTGTCTTCGATCGCTCTTTGTTGCACAGTTATTCTTAATTCTTCTAGTGCGAGACGTTTTCTTTCTTCTTCGGCAAGTCTTGCGGCTTCTTCCGCTTCAAGCCTTGCCTTTTCTTCGGCGGCTCTTTGAATAGCAAGTAGTTCCATTTCCATTCGTTTCCGTTCCTCTTCTTTTAGTCTTTCAAGTTCGCGTTTTTTCTCTTCTTCGGCTTCCGCAATCGCCCTGGCTTCGGCTGCCTTGCGTTCGATTTCGATTCTATCATCAACAATACCCGTTCTCTCATCGAAATCAATAAAATCCACGGTGCTTTTTTCGACTATGAACTTATTTGTCGAAAGATAATACATAGTTAAAATAAAATTTTTAACTGTTGGCACGAATGTATTTATATTCATTAAAGAATCTGGTGTAATTTTCAAATGTGGATGTGTTGCTGTGGTTCCTGAATCGGTTGGATAGTTTTTTCCTTGTGTAAAAGATGACGAAATTGGTGTTACAGAAACCGTAGCACCAACTGATGTAGCATATAAGTTTGCCACACACGTTCCCCACAAAGGCGCAGCATCCGCGACGTCTTGCAATAGAACGACCGCATTCGTATTTGAGGAGTCACTCCAGAAAGGTACACTTGCGGTAAGAGTATTGCTTGAATATTCTAAAGAGCCATCCCGAAATTCATTAGAATTGTTTACAAAGTGATTCGTCGTGGATGGATAATAATATGTAGATGCTATGCTAATTTGATAAACATTGCTCCATGGGTCAAAACGCATATAGAATGGTGCAAGTGTAGTGTCGGAGTTACTTGAATAAACGTTCGCCGGGATGCCAACGCCCGCGGTACTCGTGCGAAATAATCCGTTCGTTTTCATGTCCAGGCTCAAGAGTTTATCCCCATTTTGAAAACCAACATTAGTGTCCAAAAAAATTTTTTGACCTTCAATTGTGAAATTTTCAACGCCTTCATCTTCCAGTGCCTCACTCCAAGCAAGATAATTACCAGAAGAGCTTGTCAGACCTATATCAATGTAAGCACTTTGCGGGCGAGGGGCTCTAAATTCATAGTCTCCCAACACAACTTGCAAGGGTTGTTCGGAAAATGAATAACCATAGAAACTACCATCGTTATGGTAATCATGGAGATATGCCTGTAATTCTTGTAGAAAGAGTGGTAAACGAATTTCGTTTCTGTCTGTTTTATTTACAGTTGTGATTCGCGCGTCAACGACAGAATCATAAAATTCTGGATTGTAACCAAGTTTGTTTTCCTTTAGATTCCAGAATATGGCGCGACACGAGTAGGCACTGTTAAAATAATAGCGAATTTTTTCATCGATTTTCGCTGGAACTTCCAATTCTTCTGCTGTAACCTTCTCGACTGGATATTCTTGGCGCGTCGAACGCAGCATAAAGCGTTCGCTCGGCGTCAATGTGACTTCTTCGGTGACGAACGCAAAGTCAGTAAGATCCGCCCCAGTAACAAAACCACTTGTGTCGCTGACTATATCGGCGAGTGCGCGAAACTGAATGTAAATGGTTATTTCAGTATTGTGCATTGCACACAGAGGCATGGGTGCTCGAAATGACGTTGTGTCAACTCTCGAATCCACGTAATGGTTGTTGAAGAAAAATGGAAGTGGAAAGAATAACCTTTGGGATGTGTCATTGGCTTTCAAGATTGGTTGAGTATCGTATTTGGAACCGAGATTGAAAGAAACATTCAACGTATTTTCGCGATCTTGTTGATTAGAATACATTGATTCATAGATTGACATCCATTCACCTTTAAGTGATTGTATTACATTCCCATTCACTATCAAATCTATTCTTTTAATCATAGAAAGACCAACATTCTTTAAACATGTGGGTGTTCCAGTTGTCGAAGGGAATGTAAATTTTAACATGAGGCTGGTGAGAAGATCGCCCATAGTTTTAGGTCTAAATGTGTATCGAATATCTTGACCTAGAAAACTGGTTTCTATAGGTCTATAAAACCTATAATAAGGAGTCGCCTGAGAATATTCCTTGTAATTGTACTCCCTCTTAGAGTCAAAGTCGTACAAAAATGTGTCTTGCTGACCCACGCCGCTCAAACCGGTTAGAGCACCAATACCTGTGTCACCACGGAATCCAACTGGAGGCTTCTGCATGTTCCTCTCTTAAAGAAAAGCGACATTTTAAAAATAATAATGAGTCGCGAGGAACAGATCATAGCCGCCTACACGAATGCGATCCAGCCCGTTCTGGAGAATGCCGTTGTGGTGGCCGCCGAGTATTGCAAAGCCACTGGAAGGAGCATCGTCACTGCCCTCGATATGGAATATGGTATGAAGTGGAGTGCCATGAAATTGACAGGAAGGGTCTACGGTTCCATACTACCAGATGAAGACGACGAGGATTCAGACGGGTGGGAGACCGATGATGACATGGTCGTGCAGGAGTGCGATATGGGGTTCGACGACGAGTTCCGCGAGTATGACGGAGACGACGAACGCTATCTGGAGGTAAACCAGGCGGTCCGCGAGTGGGCTGACTGGGAACCCGAGACCGAACTTGAGATGATGATAAAGAGCGCCGTAAATTCTAGACGTTAAACTGCGTCATTTGTGCTTGTTGAAAAACGCTAGTGTCTGGTAGAACCCATGGAAGGTTATGAATATGACCCAGACGAATATGCCACAATTTCCAGTGAGACCGAGTCCGAAAAATCATTGGTCCCACTAGAACATGAAGAAAGTGTTCAGGTAATAAAGCCCCAGATTGAGTACTCGGAACTGGACGATGTATTCAGTGAGGAATTGGACGATCTGGACCTCCGTGATTTCTTCATTGAAAAAAAGCAATCTAATAATAGAGTATGTCAAGTTACGACATCGTTATCGACAGTTCAACCAGGAAGGACAGAGCCACAACCGATGCTAACAACTTCACCAGTTATCTCAGCACACCCCTTTATGGAATCCAATCCATGAGTTTTGTCTCTGCATCGGTTCCCTATATCAACGGAACGTCATCGGTGGTGAATGGCAACGTTCATGCCTATTATGTGGTTTTGGAGGTGCCAAACTATGGGATTTTGACTGATAGGATCTATACGGTGGACAATCCTTATGCTTATAATGATACTGTAAGGACTGGAGCAACTGGGACTATTGCGGAATTCACTATAGTGGTAAATTCATCTAATGGAATTGAACTTGGTATGGACGTCACCGGAACTGGTATAGGAACCAATGCAAAAGTGACTGGAATAAGTGGAACAACGATAACTCTTGACGTGGCAAATTCGGGTACCGTGTCGGGTCAGGTCACTCTTGTGAATGCCGTCAACAATCGTTTTGATTTTGCTTACACCGGTTCACTCGTGGTGCCTGCACTGGCCGGCGCGAGTCCCACCAACTACGTGATGAGTTCCATGAATGACAGCATCAGTGTTCAAAAGACCGTACCAGTCATGGAAGCGATCAGGGTATCCATCTACTACTATGACACGAGTGACAATTCATTCAAGTTGTATCCATTCACAAACTCGGGTGCATCCACCGAAGAGTTCGTACTCAAATTGAATGTCCAAGCCACCAAGGACAAACGTTTTGCCACCAAACAGCAGGACGAGGACGACAAGCGTCTGGAACCCAAGATCGCACCACCGATGACGCCAGGGTCCGAGAATACATTTGCGCGCAAGTTAATTAACTACTATAGGTCCAGCACTCGAAACAAGTTGAATCCAGAGGTATCCACAGAACCCGTCGGTGCCCTGCTGCCCCGCCGAGAGTTCATGGGAGTTCCCACCAAGTATGCTCAGATCCTGATCCCAATCGCGGTCGTTCTTTTGGTGCTCGCTATTCTCTTGGCTAAGTAATAATGGCTAGGTCATCTTACACGACAACAGGTCTCCCGGATTTCAACTACGAATATCACACGATATCATTTGACACACTGGATCAAACAAGTTCCAATAACTTTACTGTGTACTTCAATTCACCTTTGAAACAGGTGGTTCAAGCACGCTTGTTGGGTCTCCACGTTCACACCCGTGGGTCCGTGGAACATCTCTATATGCGAATCCGCGAACTGGAATCCAACTTCAATGACCGACTCACCAAGAACCCGCCGACAACCCCAGCTACTTCACCGGTTCAGTCTATTGCTCGTGGTGCCTTTGGGTCCATCATCACGGATAATGATCAGGGTTCGTCATCTGACCAGTTGATTATTTTCAAAGACAACTATGATTTAATTACTCAATTTATTCATCCTATAGAAAATTTGGATCGTCTGACTGTAAAGTTGTTCAACCAGAACGGCGCTCTTATCCCGAACCCTTCGGGTGGAAAGGAAATCAATCACTTTATCATCAAGTTCGTCTGTCGTTCGCCCAACCTACCCGGGAGGCAGACGCTTCCGTGGGTTCAGCCCAGGGTTGGCATCTAGATGTCGTCCTCCTCGACCACCTTGACCGTCCATTCCTGAACTGGTTGTTCCTTGATTAACTTTTCCAGACGCATCTTGGTGGCCTTGACCGTTCGCTTGACGTGTTCAGCAAGTTCTTCTATCTTCTTGTCTTTGTTCTTCAAGAGCCACTCTTCATCTTCGTTAGACCACCGACCCGTCTTCAGGGTCGAATGTTCCTTGGCGAT